ACTCGCCGGTATTTAGAAACCACACAATATGATGAACTGCGACAGATTTTACGCCGAGATGCTTGTCCCTGAAACCTATTCGGATATAACCCTCCTGGCTCAAAGAACCAGCCTTGGCACCAATCTTGACCCTGTTACTGTTTTTTACGGTCCAAATCAGACCGCCGTTGATTTTATCATAGGCGAGATTGTTTCTGATCCTCTCCAATATCCATTCAGGAGGCCTTACTGGTATATGGTATTTGCTCATACATCTGATCTAATCCAATCAGTTCTGATTACGATCAAAAATGAGTCGGGCGGTAAATAGAATCATACGGCACAAGGAAAACAAGATGGCGCGTATCTCGGTCGGTCTCAAAGTCAAATCAAGCCTTCTCGGTCAAGGAACCGGTGCGAACTTTAGAAACGTCGGGCATTTCGCCGATGTTACGCAGACGGTTAGCTCGACCGCTGTGGCGGCTGATATTGCCGCAGTGGATGCAGCCGTGGCGACACTGGTTGCCGATGGTGCCACCCCGACACAGGCTCATGTCACAACATTAAACACCGCACAAGGCACGCTCGACACCGATTGGGCAGCATTGCTTGCCGGTCTCCCCGGCATACCAGCAGCTGCCGATGTGGTGCTTTCCTATAATGCAACAAATGTCGTGTCTAAAAATATTCTACTGCGTGCGATTGATAGACTTGTAGAAGTCGTCAAGGGCAGCGGTGATTTAACTTGATGAGAGGGTAACTAACATCGCAGCCACCGCAGTTTATGTTTCGATCTCCCGGATTTCGCAGAACGCCATTCCAGACGAGAACAAGTCATTCTCCAACATCGCCGCGACAACCGCCGCGTTCGCTCTTCGTGGTGGCAAATATGCCGTATCCCTGATTGGGGCAACCTTCGGCACGGTGACACTACAAATTCTCGGTCCCGACCAATCGACATATTTGACTGCCCTGACGGCATTCTCTGCCAACGGGTTTGCATCCGTTGATCTGCCACCGGGACAATACAAGGTGACGTTAGCATGACTTCAGTTTCCCCATTCTCGAACAATGTCGATATCTGCAATCGTGCTCTTCAACATCTTGGCGCTCGACGCATCTTCTCCCTTAATGATAATAGCAAGAGCGCAGCCGAAGTCGCCTTCTGTTACGATAAAGTACGGGTCGCAGAAATGCGCCGCTCGCCGTGGCGTTTCGCGACGCGCAGAGCCAACCTTCGGGTCCTGACCGCAACATCTTATCGTTTCGTGCCGCAGCTATGGGTGGCAGCAACCTCCTATGGAGCCAGCGCAATCGTCATGGACTCCAGCGGAGTCTACTGGATTTCCATGATCGGAAGCAATGTCGGGAACGTACCCGGTGTCACGACGATACCAGGATACCCTGCTCTGTGGACGCAGTATTTTGGTCCTGTCGTCGCCGATCTCTGGTCAAACAGTGTGGTCTATGATGCAGGAGAAATCGTCTACAAAACCGGCCGCACCTATTACATCAACACCGCGAATGCCGTTGCCGTAACTACTGATCCCGCAGCCGGTGCCCCTTGGGCAGTAATCGGCACGCCAAGCGCGGATTGGACTATCACTTTGATGCAACCCGCAGGCACGAGCAAGATCGTCAATGGCCGCGCGCGGAATATGTTTCCGCTGCCGAACGGCTACCTGCGCCCGCTCAGCCCCGATCCAAAAGTTGAAAGCACATCGACCCTGAACACATCTGGCGCATTGCAGTTTCTCGATTATTCGTTCGAGGGCAATTATATCATTTCAAGCCAGCCCGGCCCGCTCCTGTTGCGCTTTGTAGCAGATGTCAGCGACGTGCCATCTATGGATAGCCTTTTCGCGGAGGGTTTGGCTATGCGCATCGCGTACAGCGTGTGCGAGCCATTAACGCAATCCAATATCAAGTTGCAGGCAGTCGCAGCCGCATATTCCAAATTCATGAATGACGCTCGCGTTATCACCCACCTCGAATCGGGCAACACCGAACCGATGGAAGACGAATACGTGCTCAGCCGTGGACCGCAAGGTGTCACCGAAGGTGTTCCGGCGTCGGCGATGCAAGGTGAACAGGGCGGTGGCGGTGGCAATACACCTCCCGGCTACTTGAGTGGCGGCTAAAGATGAATGTCGTTTCAGATACCGCTTGATATCGTAAATCGCGCCCTCGGTCATTGTGGCAGAAAAAGAATCTATTCGTTCGCTGATCCGAGCGCACAAGCCGCCGAGCTATCTTTTGTATATGACAAATGCCGCGATGCGGAACTGTCCCGCAATGTGTGGGCTTTCGCGATCCGCCGCGCCGTCCTCAGACCCATTGATACCGCGACCGTAATCTGGTCACCCCCGACCTGGGTAGCCACCACGAGCTACGCAGCCGGTGCGGTGATTTCCTATACCCCGGTCGGGCTCAACGCCTCAGAGCTTGGCGCAAACCCGCTATCCTATCTCTGGTATACCGACCTCGCCATCACCGGCAGCGTCGCCAATCCGACCCCGGATGTGGCGACCGCATGGCATCGCTATTTTGGCCCCGTTACCGCCGACCCGTATGTCGCGACCTCGTATTGGACTGGCGAACTCACCCTCGTAGGTGGGACCACGCTTTATTCCAGTCTGATCTCCAATAACACCGATCTTCCGCCGACCGCCAATTGGCTGCAACAAGGTGGCACGTTCGCCCCGTTGAACATCCTCTATCCGATCGGCACCGGCCCGGCGAACAACACACGCACCGCGAACGCGTACCGGCTTCCCTATGGGTTTCTCAGGAAAGCACCACAAGACCCGCGTGGCGATTTTGGTGTCTGGCTGGGTGCGCCGAGCGGCCTAATGGATACCGATTGGGTTTATGAAAATGGCTATCTCGTATCCCGCGATGGTCAACCGCTGCTGATCCGCTTTATCGCCGATATCATCGATGTCTATGAAATGAGTCCAATGTTTTGCGAAGGGCTCGCGGCACGCATCGCGACAGAGATTGCGCCGAGCCTCGTTGAAAAAGACATCCTCAGCGTAACCCTCGCCAATACCGCGCGACACTACCGTGGGGAGATGGTTGAAGCCCGGATGGCAAATGCCGTCCTAATCGGCTCCGAAGCTCCACCGCTCGACTCCTATATATCTTGCCGTCTTTAATACTCTTACACCAATCGCTGTAAATATCAGAACTGCCCGGTAATTATTTTTGTGGAGACTGTTCAATTAAATGAATCAATTAGAAAACCTTAATGTCGTCGGTCACTATCATGTTTGGTGCACTGACATAAACGGAAAAATTTTGTGGGCCGATCAATTTCCGAATACGGTGGTCACGGTCGGTAAGAACAGTATATTGGACAATTTTTTGGCTGGAAGTTCTTTCACCCAGACTGGTCCCTACATGGGTTTGATTAGCTCGGCCAGCTTCTCGGCTATCGCGGCTGGGGATACAATGGCCTCGCATTCAGGCTGGCTTGAAGCCGGCAATGCGAATGCTCCAACCTACACAATCCCACGTCCGACTTGTGCGTGGTCTGGTGCTTCAGCCGGTGCCAAGGCACTTAGCGCGGCATTGAGTTTTGCCATTACCGGCACCGGGACCATCAAGGGTTGCTTCATAGTCTTGGGAAGCGGCGCAGTTTCGACCATTGATAACACCGCAGGTACGCTTTTCAGCGCAGGTTTGTTCACCGGCGGAGATCAAGCAGTTGTGAACACCAATACCGTGAATATAAGTTACAGTGTTTCTCTTTGACATCATTGTGTGTAAACAACACATTGTCGCGCAAGGAACAAGCAGCAAAAACTTACGAGGGTAAGCCGTGTGTGGAGGCATCGAATGATTGATGCCGGAGCAGGGATCGTCTTTCCAATGGAGTTCATTTACCGGCGGTGAATGGAGCGGGTTCGCGCAAGGGCGCATTGATAACCCGGCCTACAAGACCGCATTAAACATCAGCGATAACGGCGTCCCGATCGAAGAGGGCGCATGGCAACGCCGCTCGGGTCGGCGACGGCTCGGCGCGACCGCCTATGGTGCCGAAGGTATTGTTCGGACGTTCTGGCTACCAGACCACCAGCCGGCGATCCTCGAACTCACTTATAGCGACATATTGCAGCATTCCTTTCTCAGGTTTTGGACGCAGCAATACAACGGATCGGAGTCCGACGACCTCGTTCTCTTGTGCGACAACTTTTCCCGGCTCGTCCATATCTCATCCGGCACCCCCGCCGTCGTAACCATTGATGCGCCCCCGCCTCACGGTATGAGCGTTCCGGCCTGGGGGACGGGAGATCATGTCCAAATCTTTA